ATTAACGGAGACATACACACCTCTAATCAAAAACTTGCAGGACTTGAATCAAGAGATAAGGCAAAGACTTTCATCTACGCCCTCATGTACGGAGCAGGAGATGAAAAACTTGGCAAGGTGGTTGGAGGAAATACATCAGATGGTAAAAGAGCTAGACAATATTTCTTTGATAATAAACCAGAATTTAAATCTCTTAGAGATAGAGTTCAGAGAGCAGCAGCTAAGAAGTACCTCAAGGGTATAGACGGTAGAAAGCTTTACATTAGAAATAATCATGCTGCTTTAAATACTTTATTACAAGGAGCAGGTGCTATTGTTATGAAGAAAGCATTGTCTTTATTAGATAGTAAACTAAAATTAAATACTATAGACTATAAGTTCGTTGCGAATATACATGACGAATGGCAAGTTGAAGTGAGGGAGTCTCAGGCAGACTTTGTAGGACTTCGTGCAGTCGAAGCTATAACAGAAGCAGGAGAATATTTTAATCTTCGTTGTCCTTTAGATGGCGAATACAAAGTAGGAGATAATTGGAGTGAAACACATTAATATAAAACCTAAGAACGGAGACATCAGAGCAGATGGAAAAATGTATGATGGAACTACTTGGAGAAAGAGAGGTATCAATCATCATCTTAATGAGGATGGTTTAGTATTTTATAAAAGAAAGTTTAGAACTATCGAAGGATACTTACAGCAAGGAGGTAACTTAACTAAATTAGTTTTCGGCAAAATAAAGAAACCACAAGCTATCAGTAAGATTGCTAAGATGTTATATAACAAAGAAGAAAGCGGAGATATATACATTATAAGTAATCCATCTTGGAAAGGTTGGGTAAAAGTTGGTATGGCTATTGATTCTAAAGATAGATGTAATCAATACCAAACCTCTAGTCCTTTCAGAGATTATAAATTACATTACAGTAGATTTTTTAATGATAGAAAAGATGCTGAGAAAAAAGCACATAAGCTACTAAAGAAAAACTCTGAGCAGAAAAAAGGAGAATGGTTTAAAATTAGCAAACAAGATGCTAAGAATATAATTGAAACAATATGAAAAATTTAGATAACTTAGTAGATGATATTTATTCTAAGATTTCTGTTTTAGGAGAAGGAAAGCCTCTTGATGCTAGTTCTGAAGACATAGATGCTCTAGGAGAAAGCATTAAAGAAGTACTACATCATTGGGCTAACCCATCGCCAAGAAGTTCTGACATGTTAAGAATGTCTAACATTGGTAAACCTACTAGACAATTATGGTATGATTTAAAATCAGAGAATGAGTCTACTGAGTCTTTACCTGCTCCAGTTTTTATTAAATTTTTATATGGACATTTATTAGAAGAAGTATTATTATTTTTAGTAAAGATTTCTGGACATAAAGTAGGTAATGAACAGAAAGAAGTATCCGTGTCTGGTATTAAAGGACACATGGATTGTACTATAGACGGAGAAGTAGTAGATATTAAGACTGCTTCAGGCTTTGCTTTCAAGAAATTTAAAGACGGTACGTTAGCAGAGCAAGATACGTTCGGCTATCTTCCACAACTTGCAGGTTACGAAGAAGCTGAAGGTACACAAAAAGGCGGCTTCTTAGCTATGAATAAAGAGACCGGAGAGTTAGCTTTGTTCAGACCTTCTGAGTTTGATAAACCTAATATTAAAAAGAAAATAAGAGATGTTAAGAAAGCAATAAAGCTTGACAAACCACCTCAAAGATGTTATAATCCAGAACCAGAAGGCAGCTCTGGCAATATGAAACTTCCTAAAGAATGTGTATATTGCAGACATAAGTTTGAATGTCATTCAGATGCTAACGATGGATTAGGTCTAAGAGTATTTAAATATTCAAGAGGATATAGTTATCTCACACAAACACCAAGACCACCTAAAGTTATAGAGGTTACGAATGAATGGCAGAAAAGCAAAAAGACTACGTAAACATGCAACTCAGTTGTTGATTAGATGGATTAGGTCTATGACTCCTGACGGAGAAGATGAAACTAAGATTACTAAAAAAAATCTACATGAGTTCTTACCAGAAGAAACACATATATTCGCTAATAATAAATTTATGGTTAGTGCATATACTCTCAGATGGTTTTATAAAAAGGTAAAAGAAAATCCAAATGCTACATTAGAGGAGATATTAAATGAGCAAACATAAAACAATTAAGGATATAATAATGGAACAAGAAAGAGATATAGAACTAGAAAAAGAAAGAGATATGATAAACAATCCTACACACTATAACACAGGAGAGATTGAATGTATCGATGCTATTGACTCTATGTTAACTTCAGAAGAATTTATAGGATACTTACGAGGTAATTCTTTAAAGTATCGTTGGCGATTTAGATACAAAAACGGCACTGAAGATTTAAAGAAAGCAGAATGGTATGAAAAAAAACTATTAGAATTACTAGATAAAATAGAATATTACAGATAAGAATTATGGTAGAAGATAAAGTAGGACAAAAACCTTATTTAGGTATTGAAATAAATTACGAAAAAGAAAAAAAGCTAGACAAGTTTAGTTTAGATACACTAAGAGATAGATATTTCTGGGAGGAAGAAACACATGCACAAGAAGCTTTTGCTAGGGCTGCAGTATTTGCTGCCACTTTCAAGGGTGTTACAGATTATGAAATGGCTCAAAGACTGTATAACTACAGTTCCGATTGTTGGTTCATGTTTAGCACTCCTATACTTAGTAACGGGGGAACAACTCGTGGTCTTCCCATTAGCTGTTTTCTTAATTATGTTCCCGATAGTCGTGACGGTTTATCTTCTCACTATGACGAAAATATTTGGTTGGCTAGTTCAGGTGGTGGAATTGGTGGATACTGGGGAGATATTAGGAGTAATGGTATTTCTACTTCTAGCGGGAGTCGTTCTACTGGAAGTATTCCATTCATCCATGTAGTTGATTCTCAGATGTTAGCCTTTAATCAAGGCGTAACTAGACGTGGTAGCTATGCTGCATATATGGATATATCGCATCCAGAGATTGAAGAGTTTATAAACATGAGAAAAGAATCTGGTGGAGATATAAATAGAAAGTGTTTAAACTTACACAATGGTATTAACATCACTAATGATTTTCTTAAAGCTGTTAGAGATGATGCAGACTGGAGATTAATAGACCCTAAAACAAACGAGGCAGTTAAAACTATAAACGCTAGAGAGTTATGGTGGCAGATTATCTACGCTAGAGCAGAAACAGGCGAACCTTATATGATAAACATAGACAACTGTAATGATGCCCTACCACAAGGACAAAAAGATTTAGGCTTAGAAATAAAACAAAGCAACTTATGTTCAGAGATAACTCTACCTACTAACGAAGAAAGAACAGCAGTATGTTGTTTGTCTAGTGTTAACTTAGAACATTATGATGAATGGTCTAAAGATGATTACTTTATAAAAGATTTAATAACTATGTTAGATAATGTTCTACAACATTTTATTGAGAATGCTATTGACACATCACAACTGGGAGAATATAATGCAAACTTTAAAAGATTTAAAGGATATGTCAAAGATGGTAAAGAAGGATTTACAAAAGCTGCTTACTCAGCTTACAGAGAGCGTTCTTTGGGATTGGGTGCGATGGGTTTTCATGCCTATCTACAATCAAACGGCATACCTTTTGAAGGAATCCAAGCTACGGGATTCAACTATCAAGCGTTTAAACACATTAAAAAGAAAGCTACGAAAGCTAGTGAGGAACTGGCTGATATTCGTGGTGAAGCACCTGATGTATCTGGTTCTGGGATGCGTAATGCTAATCTCCTTGCCGTTGCTCCTAACGCTAGTAGTAGTATTATATGTGCTGGTACGTCTCCCTCAGTAGAACCTTACAGGGCAAATGTGTTTACTCACAAAACTTTATCAGGTAGTTATCAAGTAAAAAATAAATACTTGGAAAAAGTTTTAAAAAGTAAAGGATTAAAAGGGGAAGAACTTGACAACGTTTGGAAAGATATTGCCGGTAATAACGGCTCAGTACAACATCTTTCTATGTTAGATGATACGGAAAAAGAATTATTTAAAACTGCTAATGAAATAAATCAAATATGGATTATTGAACATGCTCATAAAAGACAAGAGTTTCTCTGTCAAAGCCAATCAATAAATTTATTTTTCGTGTTACCAAAAGCAACTGAAGAACAAAATGCCCATGATGAATACATGCAGTATGTAAATGATGTGCATTGGTATGGTATGCATAAATTAAAATCACTATACTACTTTAGGTCTGATGCAGCTAGAGCAGCAGAAAATGTTAATATAAAAGTTCCACGAATAAAACTAGATGAAGTGGACTGTATAGCTTGTGAGGGATAATATGAAACACAGTATAGCAATGTTATTAGTTGGAGTTTTAGGTATCGGTGGAATACTTTATACAACTATTATAAACGCAGACGTGTCTGGTTATGGAGATGTACATGGTTGTTGGGGAGAATGTTATGAAGAATATACTGCAAAGTATGGTACATTTATAGAACAACTAGAAGCAAAAAGAGTTGCAATGCAAACAGAAACACCTGCTGATAAAGGTGCTAAGATATATGTTAATTGTAATATGTGTCATGGTATGAAAGGAGAAGGAGGTATTGGACCAAAATTATCTGGAAGTACATCTATTGTAAAAATGTTAATGCAATATAAAAATGGAGAGACTAGGGGTGCACAATCTGCTCTCATGTGGGGTCAAGCTGCTAACCTAACTCTTGAAGATATGGAAAATTTACAAGCTTACATTGATACTTTATGAAACCAAAACATGTCAAAAGATTTGAAGATTCTTTATCGTATCCAGATTACACTGAAGAAGATAAAAAGAAAGGTATGAATAATAAAGACCTAGATTTTATGACAAAGAATCCTATGTTTTGGGCAGTAATATTACCATCTATTTTTGTAATCGGTATAGGTATATTACCTTTTATAACAATGTTTATTTTTTTTGACAAACCAGAATTTCTTAAACCATGAGGAGAAAATTATTATGACTAAATATTCAGGAGCACTATTGTATAAAGCTCTAGAAACAAAATACAAAGCAGAAAAAGCAGAAGCTAAAGCTAATCTTGAGGTATTTTTTGAACATAAAGTAGCCGTAGCAGACCATCCTAATGTGGTCGAATCTATGGATGAACTTGTAAAAAAATATGCTAGTGCTTCTGAAAAATTAGAAATATTACAGGAGGAGTTTTAATGAGTCTGTTAGGAACAAGAGATTATTACAAACCATTTGATAACCCGTGGATGTTTGATTACTATGTATTACAAAATCAAATGCACTGGATGCCTGAGTCTGTACCTTTACATACAGATGTTAAAGATTGGCAAGAGTTATCAGACAATGAAAAGAATTTATTAACACAGATATTCAGGTTGTTTACACAGTCTGATGTAGATGTTGGCTCTGGTTACATAGATAGATACATGAGAATATTTAAAAAACCAGAAGCAAGAATGATGATGGGTTCATTTGCTAACATGGAATCTATTCATCAACATGCTTATAGTTTATTATTAGACACTGTCGGTATGCCTGAGATAGAGTACAAAGCTTTTTCTGAATACGAAGAAATGTCTAATAAACACGAGTACATTAGTAATTTAAAAACAACTAAAAGAGATAAAGAAAGTATTGCAAAAACTTTAGCAGTCTATTCGGCTTTTACCGAAGGACTACAACTATTTAGTAGCTTTGCAATCTTGTTAAACTTTCCAAGGTTCGGTAGAATGAAAGGTATGGGTCAGATAGTTACCTATTCTATCAGAGATGAGTCAATGCACGTTGAAGCTATGACCAAACTTTTTAGAGAGTTTATTCAAGAGAACTTAGAAATATGGACTGACAAATTTAAAAAAGAATTATACGATATATGTAGACACATGGTAGAACTTGAAGATAAATTCTTAGACTTAGTGTTTGATATGGGAGACATACAAGGACTAACTAAGAAAGATATGTATGCATATAATAGATATATAGCAGATAGGAGACTGCTACAACTAGGACTAAAAACAAACTTTGACCAGAGGGAGAATCCGTTAGGTTGGTTAGATGAAGTTATGGGAGTTGAACATCAAAACTTCTTTGAGGGTCGTGCTACTTCATACATGAAGGCAGGATTAAGAGGAAGACAAGACCAGATAACTTTCGCATCTATGGAGGAGAATAATGGCGAAGAAGAAAGAAGCTAATCTAATAAGTTTTAAAGTAGTGCTTACTGCTAACAATGATATTGTTACAGAGTTAAGTATGCTACCAGTAGAAGAGGTAGATAAGGTATTTAAAACTAGAGATGAGAATGAAATAGTTAAAACTATCCTACAGGCGGGGCAAAAGAAATTTGCCACCTTGCATAATTATTTTCAGAGTGAACTAGATTTTATAAAGTAGTTCTTAGATTGCTGTAATTGAAGCATACATTACTGTCATTGTTATCCAGAATAGGATACAGAGGACACAGAAATCCTCGCCATTGCCATTTTTCACTAGCTTTTTTTACCTCCATAAGCATTGGTTAAAATTATTTTGAATCTGTTTTCTTTAGTTTATCGTAACTTCTCATTCCTGCAATTCCTAACATACCTGTTAGAAGTGGCATCATTACACCGGCATCAGCTTGTGGTATATCTATACCAAAACCTTTTGCTATTGGTGAGATTAAAAAGTTAATAGCTAATCCGGCAACACAAACATAACCTGTTAGTGGTCGCCATGAAGATTGAAACCAGTTGCCTTTTGCTTCTAGTTTATTTATTTCTACTTGTGCTAAATTAGCCTGATGGAATAATGTTTTTAGTTCGTGGTCTAGTTGTGCTTGTAAGTCTTTGTCTTTTACAAACTTACCAACTATATCACTTACTGGTTTAATTAATTTATCAAACATCTTTTGCCTCCAATATTTTTCTAAGTTTTTCTGCCTTCTCTATAGCTGAGTCAGCATGTAAATCTTGGTCTACAACTTTTTCAAGTTTTATAGAATCTATCTTTTGATTGGGAATATACCTCCATGTATATCCATCATCTGAGTATACCCCGAATACAGTTTGGGTAAACCCTATTTTAATTATCATTGCTACTTGTCCATCGAGAATAACTTTGTCTCCTTCTTTAAAAGAGTTACTAAGTCTAAACGAAGCACCTTTTACAAAAGACATAGACCAGTCTTTCAAAGCTAGACCAGTTAGTAAAGTTATTATAAAGCCGATAGCCTCGACATAGTATTGTTCTAAGTCCATATTATTTTATTTCAGGGTCAAAGTCTATAGTTCTTTCTAGAGCTTTGTTGACTTGCTCAATAACATATTCAGCAACGTCTTGTTCTTTTTGCTCTAGTTTTTTTTCTACAGAATTTGTAAAGTATGTATCTAGTAAAGCTTCATAGATGTTTCTAAAATCTTCTCGCTTTATCCAAGGCTCGTTACCTTTGGTTCTAGCTTTACAATCTATTCTATATGCTTCGTCTAAATCTCTTTCTCTGTATAATATTAACATTAGTAGCTCCAAATACGAGGAGTGGCTCGTGAGTTATCCATGTCTAGATGAATAAATCTCGAAGCACGGTCTCCTTTTTGTGCAACTCCTATCCTATTAATACCCTCTTCCAGAGCTATTTTAACGAGTGTCATGGCTTGTTCTCCGTTGACAAGTATATCCATAGCTTTACCAGAAGAATGAGCTCCGGGGGTGCTCTTTTTAGCTTCTATGGGATGCTCTGGAGAACGATAAGCACTGCTTACTTTGAAAGGGAAACCACAACGTTCTCTAATCCTTTCAACTGTTTGCATAAATGCCCAGTCCATATCACATAGACCGGTGTGTTTGCATTTTAGTTCATCTTCTGTAAAGTATTTATACATTATTTATTATAATTTTGTAACTTTTATACCTGCCTTACCTAGACCAGTAATGTTTTCTACTTCAAACATATCGCCTAGTAAGCCACTAACATATTCTTTTAACTCTGGATTAGTAAAACCTTTTTGATAAGTGCCACTACTTGTTATTATAGCACCTTCTTCTAAGTTTGACAAGACACCTTTAGTAATATTATTTTTATTACCAAAAATGTCAGAGCCTCTGGTAGTTATAATAGCAATACCTTCTGGTTTTAAAATTCTACCTATATCTAAAACTATATCATTTCTAACATCAGGTTTAACAACATTGAGAACGTTTAAACTGACTACATTATCATAGGAACTATTAGGTATTGCAGATGTTTCTGTAAAGGTAGGTTCAAAACCTTTTTTAGGAAACGGCTCATAGCTATCAGCTTTTAATATTTTAGCACCTTTACCTAAACCTGCACCAAAGTCTAAAGTATTACCTGTCTTTAATAAAGGCACTACTTTTTTATAAGTTCCAGAGGTTATACCTACTTGAGTTTTTTGAGCATCAGCAGGGTTAACATCAGTTTTAACTTGAGTTTCTTTAAACCATGTTGGAACTTTTACTGTAGGTGGCTCGTCTACTTTTTTAGCTACATCTTTAAAGGTAACTAAATCTCCACCTTCAATTTCCTGACCTTTAACTTTTAGTCTAGGTATAGCTTTTACAGGAAACTTACCTAAAATAAATAACTCTGCTTCTGGATTATTATTAAAACCTTTTTGCAAAGTTCTACTATCTAAAGCTATATCATAGCCTTCGTCTTTTAAAAACTTACCAACCTCTCTGTTTACCCTATAAAAATCAGAGGAGGCTACTCTTATATCAAAATCTTCTGGATTTAGTAAAGAATTTAACGCATCATTTCTAGCATCACTATTCCCCTCCTTCATCAAAGCTCTCTCTATTCTAATTTTCATTGCCTCACTAGGTTGGTCTAGTACATAAGGATTTTTAGCACCACTTATATCAATTTCATGTAGATTAAGTTTGTCTTTCATTTTTAAAGACTCACCATCTGTTACCATTGACTTCGCAACAGATTTAGGGTCAGCAAAAGAGTCAGCCATTATCTTATCTGGAGTTGCAAACACTGATGAAGTTCCTTCTTTACTGGTAATAATTCTACTTGAGCCTCCACGATAAACTTTGTTAGGTAATTGGTCAAGTATTTCTCTAGTAAGTAGTCCAGCAACAGTAGCACCTAACGCAAACTTTTTACGTCTTTGTAAATTATTTAACAAACCACCATAGGTTTTAGGAATTCTATCTTCTTGTCTATCTTTTAAAGTAGCTAAGACACCTTTTGAAGTTTGACTGTATGGTTCTCCTGTCAATGGATTAATTCTATCTGCAGGATTTTCTTGAGTAAATGGAACTTCTTCTCCTTCAACTTCTCCACCCGTTACAAAGTTTAGTCTTAGAGCTCTATCTGAATCCCTAAATTTAGCTTCCCCTTCGATAGTATCGGGAAGACCTAGAGCCTCTCCAACTTTTTCAGAACGAGTAAAATCCTTACCAAAAGGAACTACAGTTTCAACTAATCTATTAATACCGGTAAAAGGTTTACCTTTAATTCCAGTTCTAACTGCTCCAAATAAATCGTTTAGAAATCCTAGTACAGGATAGATAGATTCAGTTATATCTGAATTACTATACTTCACAAAGTTAACTAATTTATCTATACTAAATGGTAAAGTTTGCCCACTAAAAATTAGTGAGTCTGCAATAAACTTTCTAAGGTCTCCTTCGTTTTCAAATCCAGATAAAAAGTTAGGATGCTCCTCTCTAAATTCTTCACTTGAGTTCATAGATATTTGTAAACTTCTAACTGCTCCATATATAGGCAAAGATGCTAACATCATTAAAGCTAATTTAGCATCTCCATCCTCTATTCTTCTAACCAATGAGTTAGTTTGAGTAGCTTTTGCTTGTGCCCAAGATAAAAAACTTCCAGCAAATTTCATCATAGGGTCTCTAGATTGAGAAAATAATCTTCTATTACCTATCTGTGGTATTAATGCATCTCTATCTGCAGACCTTCTTCCAGCTATGTCAATAACTATTTTACCTTCAGGATTTTTAAAAGCATCATCCATACTTTTAAACTTACTTAAAAATTTTATTTCTTCAGGTTTAAAACCTAAAAGATTTATTTCTCTTATTTGTGCTTTACTTAAGTTACCTGTAGCAGCTTTTTTACCTAAATCAAAAATTCTAAATGCTCCAGCATCATAAGCAAATTCTCTAGCAAATCTAGTTACTCTACCTAATTGAACTATCTCAAAAAATCTTCCTTGAAAGTTTATTAATCCTTGTTGATAACGAGTAGTAGCTGCTTGTGAAAAATCACTAAGCTCTCTTTCTAAAGTATTTCTATATTTTCTATTTCCAAATTTTCTACCAAAAATAGGCTCTTTAAAAATTATACCGGTTTCATCAGTCGGGCTTCTTTGAGCTAAAGCAGCAGAAGGTTTTATTGCTTTTGAACCTCTTTGCTTCATTTGTAAATATGCAGAATTAGCTGCTGCCTTGAAGCCACTGTTTTGTATTACTTGTAGTAAATCTCCTAAAGAAGGTAAAGCAACTTTAGTTAGTTTTGTAGTTGATAATAAAGTTTGTAAAGTTAACATTACACTTTTAAATGCATCACTACCTCTTATACCACCTCTTAAATCATAGACACCAAAGTAAGCATTTACACTATTTCTAACTTGTTCAAAATCTTCTCTAACTAATTTTTGTAAAGAAGAATTAGTATCTACATTACCAAACTGACTGTAATACTTTTTAATATCAGCAAAAACTTTTCTTAGTCCTTGACCTTTTTCTCCATAACGCCTAGCAAACTCTGCAACGGGTACAATATTCTCTGAAAGTCTTAGTGTCGTAAACTCTGGGTCTTGAATAAAAAGATTTTTAGCAAATGCTCTAGCTTCAGGGTCTACTAAAGTTCTTTCGTTTGCTAAATATTTAGAAGCTTGTAAAAGACTTTCTCCTTTTTTAATTTTTTTACCATCATTCTTAATAAGTTTAAAAGTGTCATCAGTTATACTAACTTCGTCTAATACCTCTTGTCTTCTAACATTATCAGAATGATTTAAATATTTTATTGCTAATCTATTAGCTTCTTTTTTTGTCAATACTTTTACTTTTGAATCTTTAGTACTTAGGTTTTTACTTTGTATTATAAAAGCTTGAGCTATTATTTTTTGAGCATTCGCAAATCCCATTTTCTTAACTTCCTCAGAATCTAGTATCTGCGTTAATCCATAAGAATCTAATTCAGTAAAAGTAAGACCTGCTTTTTCTGCATAGTCTTTTATTTCTTTTCTAATACCTATAAATTTATTAGCTAATTCTACAGCTTGTTTATTATCTAAATCTCCTTTTTCTATAAAGTTATACTTCATATTAGAAGGAGCATCTTGCTGTTGTATTATTCTACCAGCAGTTAAAATAGTGTCATCGTCAACATCTTGTAAAAGGTCAAATACTTGCTTTCTAAAATAATCATTACTCGTGTACCTTAACTCTTCTATGTTTGGTCTCATAGGCTTACCTAAATCGTAAGCATTTCCTCTATATCCATATAAATCTTCACTAAAGTCTCTTAAAACTGAGCTACGAGATTGCATATAAGAAGCGTGAGTTCCAGCACCAAATAAAGTTAAATTTAAATTAGTTCTCCAATTACGCTTAAAAACTTTTTCTCCTTCCTTTTTAAAGAAAGATACTACTTCTTTAGGTATACCTTTATCAAGCTCTAATCTTTTAGATATAATTCCCATCGTTATACCAGCTCCTATAGCTGCTGACATATACGCAGAATTATCATTAGCACCCATAGCACTTCCAGCAGCAAAGCCACCAACTGCTCCTATTAACGGTCTAACTGCTTCTTGTACAAAAGCTCGTGTTAGTTGTTCACCAATCCTTCCTTTTAATAATCCTGCTTGATAAGCTCTTTTAAAAGATTCAAAACCAACAACGCCTAAATCTTCCGGCATTTGTTTTAGTAGAATATCATCAATTTCTTTTTGATACTGTTCTACTAATTTTTTCTGAGCATCTATTATCTTTTTAACCTGCTCAACTTGACCACCTTTAAATAATTCTACTTGTTTATCTAAGCCAATTCTTTCTAATTGTTCTAATTGTTTTTGATGCTTTTTTAATTCATTTCTAGCTATTAATCTTTTATTATATTTAACTCCTAAACTTTCTAAATCTTTTGAAAACCTAGCAATGTATGGACCAGAAACTTTGTATACATCATTTGAAACTAATTCCAAACCTCTTTTTATTTCTGGACTTAAATCTCCTAACGTATCTTCAGCATCAATCCTAGACATGTTAGTAATTACTGGCTTACCAGTTTCATCAACAGTAATTAATTTACCACTGGGAATTGCCTTATTAATTTTATCTGCTATTACGGAACTAATAGTTGTTGCTCCAGCACCTAAACCTGCAGCAAGTCCTACACTATAAGGACTTACCCTTCCATACAAAGAATATTCTCTAAGTGCTATATCTCCAGCAGAAAAAGCTCCCCCTGCTGTAATGGTAGCTATTCTACCTGCTTGAGCTATTCTAGTCCAAGGAACTGCAAGAGCAACTGGGTCAAGAAATCCTGTAGCTACTCTTCCAGCGATTACTGCAGCATCTTCTTCTTTACCTCTAAACTCTGGAAATTTTTCAAAAATAGCTTCTTGTCTTTCAGCTTCTATTTGACGAGCAGCTTCTGAGTAAGTTAAAGTCAACTCATCAGAAGTTGCACTTCTATAAAGAGCTTTTCCTTGTCTCCATAAATTTCCTAGGATATGAGTTTCTTGTTCTGCACCATAATTAAATTTTCTAAATTCAGAAATGTCATCATCTAGAAGTCTATTTTTCTTGTCTAGTTCTATATGTATGTCATCTTTCTCTTCTAAACCTTCTACAACTTTTTCTTCAGTTAAGTTTGTTTCAGGTATAGACTCTAAAGAAATTTCTGTTGTTTTAGGAGTACTTGCTTTTTCTGCAATCAGCTCTTGTATTGATTTTTCCCTATTAGACATTATTCATAATCCCTACGTCTTAACACATCAAATACAAATTTATACTTCGGTTCAAATTCTATATTATCAATCCAGTCGTTTTTTTCTTCATTGGATTTACCAATAAATGTCTCAGCAACTTCTTGTATTGACATTTTATAGTCTGTACCATTGCTAGTAAACTCAACCATTTCATCAGGTGCTATTACCTCCATAGTATTTTCAAAGCCTAAAGAAGGCAGTCCGTTAGACATTCTATCAAATACTTCTTGTATCGCAGGTACTAAAAATGATTCAGCACTTCTTACATCACCATCGTAATTTGTTTTTTCAAATTCTGCTCTAGCAGTTTTTGATAGGGTTAATACATCATATATAAGATTCGTTTGGTTATATTGACCTTGCATTTGATTACTACCATTATAGTTTTTAAGACCTTTGTATACAGAATAGAAAGACAAATTTTTCTTAGCTCCATCATTATTTACAATATCAAATTTGTATTGGTCATTAAAAAGACTCCTAACGTCAGAACTAGCATCTATTAAAACACGTCTATCAACAGGATTAGGTTTAGAACTTTTTGGTTTTTGAGTAAGAAAATCAAACTCACTTAAATCAGGTCGTTCAAAAACTCTAGCTTTATCTGCTTCTCTTTGCTCTATATCTAAATCACTTACCATTGCTAAAGGATTATCTCTACCAATACCAGCAGCCTCTTCAGCATTTACTCTTAGATTTTTTAACTCATCTTGATTGACTAAACCAAATCTAGGATTACCTTTTTCATCTCTTCCAAATGCTTTTAAAAATTGTTTTCGTAAAAAAGTTTTTTTAGTAGGGTCATTCCTTGCTTCCTTTAGTGCAGCTTCAAAAGCTTGTTTAACTTCTCTTAAATATTCTGCTTGTGTAGGCACGACTATAGCATCGTCATTTATACTTTCAAAATATACATCTGCTTGACCCATTAGAAGCTCTAGTGCATCATTCATTAACTCAGCGTTTTTAGAATTTTTAGGAAGTTTTAAATATTCATTATAAGGATTCATACTTCCAAACTCTTCTATCATATCTTTATCTTGATTAAAATATTCTATAGCTTTTGCTAATCTTGCTTTCTGTTTTGTTTCTGGATTTTTCCAAAGCTGATAATCTTCTCTCTGTTTTTTTATAGCACTACTATTAAAAAAATCTTTTCTCGTGCCGATAACATCATTATATTGCCTTGTTAAAGTTTCAATATTTGTAGCTTGTTCTTGTTGTAAATCTCTATTCTTTTTAGTTATATATTTAGAAGCAACGTCTGCGAACAACGCTAATAAATTTCCTCCAGTTGGTAGTAATCTATCATTATCTTTTTCTCTTTTATCAAGAATATTAGTAGCTAACTTACCAAATTTAGAATCTTTTAAATAGTCAAATTCTTCTGCCATGTTATTCCTCTTCTTGTTTATTTAATAAACTTCTAATTTCTGGACCTTTGTCTTCTATTTTTTCTAATAAACTTTTAGGTAGTATTTCACTTTTAATATTATTATTTATATTAGGTTTAGCTTCTGCACCAACTTTACCAATAGCTTTATTAAATTCTGACAACTTTCCTTTTTCAAATTCTTCATCCGGCTCATCAAAACTTTCATTTACATCTCCGGGCTCAATGTTATATTCAATACCTGCTTCTGAACCAATAGACATTATAGTGTACATAACTGGCTCAATTAATAATAACATAACATCGGGATTTATTTCTCCTTGATAAAACTTAGCAAATAAAATAGAAGTTGTAATATCTGTAACTGCCATTCCTTCTGCTAAACTTTCTATTAAGAACCCTACCTTTTCAGTTTCTAATAACTCTGTTGTTATAGCTGTAAGTGCTTCTCTAGGGTTACTATGTTTAGGAGGAGTTTCCCAAGGATATTTTTGGTCTGGAGAATTAGTTAAAGACTGTCCGGGAATTGATACACCCTTACCAACCATTGATACCAACTCATCTAAATCTTGTTGATTTTCTTTATTTTCAGCTATTTTATTTACAGGTTCTTTATCTAGCTCTCTTATAAATTCTTCAAAATCTAATCCAGACTCAGCAGCTTCATCTACTGTTCTTGAAATAGATTCTGATAAATTTCTAGTAACAAATTGTGATACTGGTTTTATTTGTTTTTTAGCCATTATGATATCCTAAGTATTTCTTGAGTTTGTAAAGGCGTGTAATGAGACATATCTGCTGTACCATACAGTAAATTCTGATGACTAGTATTGAAGTCTACCGATGCTTGTGAATGTGCATACTGTACTTGTTGAAGTAATAATGGGTCAACAACACCTGCTTGATATTGTCTACCTCCTTGTTGATAAGCTTCTTCTTGGTCTCCTGCTGCCAGATTTCTTAAACCTCCTACAACTGCATCTTCAGCAACGCCTAAAGCAGTATCTGTTAATTTTTCTGGACTAAACGCTTCTTTAAACTTAGAAGCTATTTTTTGTCCTAATGTAGCTTCAGTGCTTCCATATTTAGCAAAGTTCTGACTCATTGTTATGGAATCTTTTACGCTTTTAGCAGGAGCAATTACTGAAGTATCAATACCCGGTTTGGTAATTGTTACAGACTGAGCTGGAGCTCCCGGTTTCATTATCTGATTAGGATAAACTAAGGTTTCACTTGGAATATTAACATTAGCAGTAGTCGTTACCCCTGTAGGAGATAGCCCATCTAATGGATTAATATTAGGGTCTATTGAAAACTTACTAACCTCAGTCGGGTCAAATTGAAAATCAGGTTTAGGTATTGTACGAGAAACAACGTCTCCAGAAATATCAATAGTTGGAGCAGCATCAGTAGCAGTAGCAGCGATGTCAGGAACATCTGCTCCCATAGCATCTAATTTACCTTGAGTTAAATCAAGACTTTCTCCTCCAACTTTAGCAGCTTTTGCAGTTTTAATTGCTTCACCAATCTTAGCAAAAGCAGCTCCTGTAGCACTACCAAATGCAGCACCTTTTAATACATCTTTTAAATCTCCACCTGAAAGTAAAGCTCCAGCACCACCAGTAATAGCACCGGTAACAGCTCCTGCAGCTACGGCAGGTAAAGCAGCTATCGCAGGTACAAACATAGGCAACGTAACTGCAGCAGCTATCATTAATCCCATCCGTACATATTTATTTTTAGCTAATTTTTTTACACCCTTTCCTATTTTTCTAACAACTTTAGCTACACCTTTAACAGCTTTTTTAACTCCTTTAGCAACTCCCTTCACAACTTTCTTAACTGCTCCGGTTACTTTTTTAAAAGCTTTTTTTATTCCACTAAATAATCCCATAATATTCTCCTATATTTTAACTCTCTACTATTGCTCCTATTAAATTTTTTAAAGATGTTGTATTTTTATAACTTGCAGGGTCGCTAGAAACTGCTGTGTTTACTAACGCAGCTATTCTTTCTCGTTCACCTTGCTCTGCTCTAAATACATAATCAGCATTATCTCTTAGTTCTTGCCATAGAAAAGCTTGTGCTTGACTACTTAAATTAAAAGCATTCATAGCATTTTGTAAGTTAACTGCATTCTGTGCTGCAGTGTTTGAAGTATTGGCTTGTCTTCTCCATTGAGTATTACTTGCTTCTACAGCAGCAGCATTTTGAGCATTCCATTGACTCCTAGCAAAATCTTGATTAGCATTAAATTGGTCAATCTGTGTAGCTAGTTGTGCATTTAATCTAATAGAATCTGCAATTCTTCCAGCATTCCTAGCTGCTGCAGCATTTTCTTGACTAGCATTAAATTGTGCAGTTGCGGTTCTTTGTGTAGTATTAAACTGTGCTATTTGAGATGCTAAGTTAGCCATAAACTGCTCTGTTTGATTTGCACTAGTAGCATTAAATTGTGCAGCAGCATTTGTAGCAGCTTGATTAGATAACATTCTTTGCTGCTCTTGTTGAGCTTGTAATACATTTACTTGTTGTTGAGCACTAAGATTAGCCATATCTGTTTGTAAAAAAGCTTTAGAATTTTGTATAGCTAATTTTGTATTTGCATCGGCTTCTACTAAATTTGCTTGAGATTGTAATACAGCATTTTGAATAATTCCTTGCTGCTCTGTACTAGCATTAGTCAAAGATACAGTCTGTAAAAATTTACTATTAGCTAACTCTGTTTGCTGGTCAGCGTTAAACTGAGCCATGTTTAAACTAAATACGTTTTGTGCATTTTGTAATGCTGTCTGTTGTCGTAGTTGAGCATTAGCTAAAGATTCTTGAGCTATTAAATTTTTCTCTTGAGCTACTGATTGTTGAATAGCTTGAGCATTTGCTTGAGCTAATGGAACTGCTGATTGTATTATAGCATTTATTAAATTATCTCTACCTACTGAAGAAGCTTCTAAACCTCTTTGGGCTAACATCTGTTCCACTGCTGCTACTGCAGGTTGTGCCCATGTAGGCACTGTACCATTTTCAATACCTTTTAATAAAGTATCCATCTGATTACTTATTAATGCTTCTTCAGGTAAACCTTCAATAACACCTCTTTGTGCTTCAGTAAAATCAGTTAATCTATCTTCTAATGCTTCAGGATTATCACCTAATTGATTAATTGTTTGTTCATCTAATCCAGCAGTTCTTAATTGTTTTTTAGCTCTAGTAACTCTTGCTAAAGTTGTACCGCTTGCTTGAGCTGCAGTTGAAATAGATTGTGGACTTAATTGACCTACTACTCGTTGAGCTAATGCTCCTTCTTGTATTTGTACTTGAGCAGCATCAATAGTTGGTATCCTATCTACTCCTGCAGTTTTTGCTAATTCATCTTCTGATAATGTTGTTTGTGCAGCAGTTACTGTTGGAGCTTGTACAACTTGAGTAGGCTGTACTGTAGCTACTGGTGCAACTGTTGGAGCTGGTACAGTTTGTATAGTTCCTACCGTAGCTGCCTGTTCCTGTGGAGCTTGTGCTATTTGAGTTGTTCCTACAGTTGTAGGTGTATCCATAACAGTTCCCTGTTGAGAAATATTAGTAGATACTTGTTGAGCATCAGGTAATTTAGCAGCTTCAGGCAACTGTGCTGATGCTGCTGTTGCTAAACCTTCTCTATTATTTTGTTTCTGTTCTTCTGTTAATGACATTGTTTCTCCGGTATTTGCTTGTGCTTGAGCTGCAGGAGTTGATTGGACTGGTATGTTAACTTCTGGTATTCTTAAATTAGTAAAATCTAAATTTGAAAGATTTGGTGTTCCAGCTTGAGCATATTGCCTACTAAAATCAGCACCCATGCCTGCCGGCATACCACCGGGTAAAAGCTTTTCTCTTTCGTGACCTTCTTTAGAAACTTGACCACCTTTGCGATAGTCTTGACGTTCAGAAGTAGTACCTGCTCTTTTATACTTCTTTTTCATATACTATTTTACCTTAATTCAAAGAGTTTGTCAAGCTTTTCGTCTAACTTATCTAGTCTATCTACTAAGTCCTTCATAACTGCTCTGGACTCATTTTTAGTAACGTAGTCTCTTGCAATCTCTTCTCTAGTTTTATTTAACAAAATATCAATACGTTTATTCTCTTGAGAGTTTTGTCGAATGTTGTAGAGTATTGGAGCTAGGACTAATGTTATAAAAGCATTCCAAATCAGGTACGAAGATAGTTCCATATTAGCCCACCTGTTTAGTTTGAACTGTTGGTGTAACTAACTCTTCAATCTGAGCATCTAGATTATCTTTTTTATCTTGAACTTCATCTTCACCCATAGCTGCTTCAACCCAACCTTGCACATTACTTGCAGTTAAATCTGCAAAAGCTGTGAAGTTTGATAAGTCTGAAGTGTCTAAAGGTTGTGTGCCATATACTGTAGCAGATTGTGGGTTGCCATCAGCATCATTATTAGCATCATCTTCAGCATTTAATCGCCAATGCACTAAAAAAACAGTATCAGCGTTGCCGTCTATTTCTTTAACATCTACAGTTTTGACATCCCATGTGTAGTTAATTGCCATTTTATTCACCTCCTTTGAGTGTGTTAATTTCAGATTGTAAGGCTTCAATCTGTTCTTGTTGTTCTTGAATAGCTTTTATTAAAATAGGTGTTAACTTTAAATAATCTAAAGCATAGTCAGATTGTTTTTCATTATCTTTTGGATTGTGTTGTAATAACCAAGTGCTATTTTTTTCTACTCCAACTTCTGTTAAAGATTCTTCTAAGTCTTGTGCTATAAGACCATACATTTTTGGACAATCTTTATTATCAAGTTTATAATTATATTGACTTGGTTTTAGTTTAGTAATTAAATTTAAACCTAAATCTAAATCGCTAATATCTCTTTTAAAGTTTCTATCGGAAGGTAAAGAATTAGCATTGGTACTTATAGTTCCAACAGAACCACTATCTTTAAAAAATTCTAAAATTGTTCCATTACTTCCTGTTCTATGAAGGTTTAAAACACTATTACTAGCATTTGTCATGTTTGTAACATTACTATTTAAAAATTCAATACCTGATGTTGCAAAAGAATGACCTGTTTTCCTAAAATAAAAATTTCCACCGCTATCAATTCTCATTCTTTCTGTATCAGATGTACCGAATATAAAAGCACTAGCACCTGTATTTAAAAGAAAAGCATTATTAGCTAAATAATTACCAGTACCAGAACCTGCTATACCAAAAGTTATACCTGCTGTTGAATTAGCATTAGTAAAAGTTTGATTTGCATAATTACCTGTACCATCTTTTTTAATTTGTAATCTAGAATTTGGACTAGAACTACCTGTACCTACTCCAAGATTATCTGTAATACCTACATTTCCACTAACTTCAAGTTTTTGTGATAATGATGTAACTCCAATACCAAGATTTCCAGAACCATCAAGACGCATTCTTTCAGTATTATTAGTACTAAAAACTAGCGGATGATTAGTTGTTCTTTTAAATTCTGAATAGTTTGAAGCATCACTATAAATTGAAAAATTTCTAGTTCCTGCAATACCCATGTCTATTCTTGCAGTGTTTCCACCATCTAATTGAAAACTAGCTACAACTGAAGGGTCATGTACAGCAAGGGTTGTTCCTGTAAAACTTAATCCCATAGGATTAGTACCACCTGCACCAATACCAACATCACCACTTGAAATTTCAACAAGTTGATTTGTACCTAAAGTTTGTCCTGTACCTATTAAAAATTTATTTCCATTATCTCTAAGACCAAGATAAAAATCAGTTTCATTACCATCAAAAATAATTTTAGTATCTTCTTCTCCAGCATCACCTATTGTTAATGTAGGTGTAGTACCTTTAAGTGTCATAGCACTATTAGTTAATGTTAGTACTTCTGTACCAGCAATATCCATTCTAATAGTATCTTCATCAGAACTTTCTTCTACTTGAATCTTAGTATCACCGTCAGCATCTTGGAAAGTAGTTACAGCTACATTAGTAAATGTTATACATTCTACTTTAGTACCAGTAG